CGTGTAGATTAAATCTGTACCTACTAACAGGTTTTGCGTTTTCTCAAAAGTCCCGTCAAATTCGGTTGCTGTGCCTAGTCTTATTCCGATATTATTCGCAACCGATCCAGTATATTTAAATTTCAACGTAAAGCTACCTGTAACCATCTTATCAGATAGCGGCCACACCATCCAGCCTTCATCAACTCTTATTTTTTGCGTTCCAGTCCCTAATATCAAATTTCGCCCACCTACTTGTATGTTGTCGGCCGTATTTTGCGCCGTTGCTGCTGCCGCTTCTACCGCCGCGACATCTTTATAACTACCATCGTTCGCCTTAAAGGTTACTTTGCCGTAAATCTCGCGTTTGTCAATGTCGAGAAATACTTCGCCTTGTGTGTTTACAACCTGCCCCGCTTTAATAGAGCGTCCGTAAATAGCCGCTGAGCCGTAGGTGAGTGGAAACTCTCGGTAGCCGTCAATTACGCTCGACAAAACACCTATCGGGAACCAGTAGAAACTGGCATCTTCATCTAACTTATGCGTTGCTGTGTCGAGAATAAACGCTCCGGTACCGCCAACTCGCGGACATTTGGCAAACAAATAATAAATATTAGCATCAACCAAGCCTGTGACTAACAGTTGCGGCATTGTCCACGAGCGGATAGTATCTTCAATCTGCAAATGCGTAAGCGTGCCGCTACCAATTAAACACTTTGTTTTGTCGTTGTTGTAGTTCGCTGTTGCGGTACTGGTTAATGTTAAATTACCTGCTCGGGTGCCGACTTTAAGCATTCCCGTTTCAATTGCCAACGGGCGGATACGATCAGTAAAATAGCCCTCAGAATCGATAATCATGTTCATCAGCTCATCTATCACTTTCGCGTTTCGGCGAGCCTTAGCAGGGTCGCCGAGCGAGTTCATGGCAATCACACGCTCTACCGTTTTGCTTGCCTGTATCAGGCGCTCTATGCGTGTTATCGTCACGTCGTCGGACAGCGTAATGCTATCGAATAGGTAATCATTAAGGACATCGCGACTAAACGACTGCAATCTAACAGACTGATTAATGGCCAAGTCGGCGTCATACACAGGAATACTGTCACCGGGTGCAAACCAATCAACTGTCGGGTCGGCTATAAGCGACTGCATGAATATTTCAGAAACAGGCAGCTCGTAGCTCGCCTTACCTGGCTTACTTTTATTAAAATCGGCGGTAGCGGCCGTTAATAATCGAGCCTCGGCATTGTCGATGTACGATTGAGGCAAAACAATGTCGAGCAAGGCGTATGTGTCGCCAGCTGCTATGGCAAAAGCTCCTGCGGCTGGAAACGACTGTCCGCGTTCGTCAGTGAATTTTTTAAGGATAAAAACCTTGGTTGTATGATTGTACGATACAACATCAAACTCGTATCCGGCTAAGTTGCCGCTATTAAAATGCACTTTTGCCGAGGTTCCTGCAATTAAGTACTTGGTACTGCCGTCCGCGTTTTTTGCGTTCAAATCAAAGTCCATCGCGTCGTCGATAAACAGCAACACGTCGCTTTCGCTTATGCCTGTTACGGTTCCTTCGCGCATCGGGTAAATGTCGTCGTATTGTTTATATGCTTCCTTTAGTCCATATGTGTTAATAGAGGCGGTATCTTCCAAAACGCTTAATGCGTTATTTGGCAACAACAAGCGCTGCGAATAGTTGCGATAGTTAGCCGGTATATTTCGCTCGCCTCCTTGCACAAACATTCGGTTACATAGTCCTGTTGTATCGGTTTTTAACCGCTTAAGCGAATAAAGACCATTCGCGTTGCCGTATTGGTAAACTTCAGTATGCAATCGACCTTGTTGCCTAATGTTAAGCGTATAAACGCCGTCTAAATAAGCTACGTCAAACTCCTGCTTGTACACATCGGCTCCGCAAAGTTTTTGCAAAACACTCAAACAGTTTTCGTTTGAGAAGCTCTGCTCTAACGTTTCGGTTTCGGGGCAAACGCCCAATACCCAAACTCCCGCGCCGAGGGCTCTGTTACAGTTGTTTATCAGCACCTCCAAAAAGCCGCGCAGGTCAGCCACAAGCGAAAAGCTTCCCGGAAAGGTTGTTTTGAGCTCGTCACAATTCAGGTACATAATATCGACTAAATCGTAAAACGGAGCTTCAAAAACACATTCGTAAACAAAATTGTTCGAGCTGTTTTTTTCAACCGTCGGCTCTTCGTTAATCTTATAGCGTGTACCGTATATTGTAACAGTACAGCCAATACCAATGTTTAGCTCATGGTCTGAAACAACGGTAAGCGTAACCGTATCTTCCGACATGAGCGTCTTTTTTTGCGTGCCTTTTTCAATCCACACGCTTCCGCTCTGAAACAAGTCGAGCGTAGTATTGTCCTTTCGGGTTAATATAAGTTTGTCCATATCTTTTGGGCTGTTGTAGCGGTTATTTTATCGTCAAAACAGCCTGACACAATAATGTAAAACGTGCCTTCAGTGGCGTAATAATGCGTAAAGGTTTGTGTACCCGATACGTTGTTTAAAAAAGTGCTGTCGCCCCAGCTTATATTGAGCTTTGCGCTACTATTAAGCGTTATACTTACCGTTGTCACACTGGCGGTACGGGTAAACTTTAATACCTGTTTGATAGGTTCGGGCTCGCGGAGCGATAGTGTAAACTTGCCGTAACACTGTCCGTCGCGCCAGCGCTTATCTATGTCAATTTTTTCAGCCAAATACACGTCGTAAACAAGGGCGTTAGCTGAAACACCAACCTTTAAACGCTTTTTAAACGGTGTTAAAAACAGCTTAGTAAAGTCGGCAACGCGCTGCATAAATACATCCATAGTTGGGGCGGTAAGCGTACACTCAAGTCTAATGTCGCGCGCTTCGTAATACACTGTGCTTAACACAACCTCTTCGCCGTGTCGGTCTTTCCAGTCGTGCTTTGTCCGTTCTTTAGGCGTAAGCCCTGCCGTTAACCCTCGCGAGCTATTCACTATTACGCCATAATCGCGAAACTTGCTGTTGTTTATGCTATATTCAATCATAGCCCTTTAGCTCTTAGGTTGTTATTATTTTTTATTAAGTCGTAAATTTTTAGCAGATACGAGGTATTTGTCTCAATGTTAGCTAACGATTTCAATTGCTTATCCATAATGACTACACCCTTGGCCTGATTGACACGTATAGCGTTCATTTGGCCTGCAACAAGCGAAGCCGTTTCTTGCGATACTCCTTTGATAGCTCCACTTAAGCTATTTTTGTCAGCTTCACCTCCGGCAGCAAGGGCTATACCGGAAGCCTCGCTCATTTGTTGAACAAGCGTGTTGTAATCGTTTATGTTTTTTTCGTATTGCTTTTGTAAGTTTGAAACTTCTCTTTTGCTAAGACCACCTCCGCTTTCACTTGCTTTCGCAAACGAGCTATACCATTGCTCCATTGCTGGCTGCAATGCCTTATCAGCAGCAAGCGACAGCATGCTATCGCGCATCAGCTCCTTAAAGTTGTCGGCATAATCGGCAGCCGCGTATTTGCCATTTTTAAAACCATCAATAATGGCATCAGAAATAGAGCTGCTTGTTGTACCTGTTAGAATCTGCTGTTGCGCTTTTATTGCGTCGTTAAGGGCATTGTTGATATCGACACCTTCGTCGTACAGCGCTTGAAGCTGATCGTACTTTATTTTATCCTCTTCATCAAGTTTACCCTGAGCGTCCAGCGCCTTTAACGTCGCCATCAATTTAGCTATACGCTTTTCACTCTCGGCACGGCTATACATTTCACCATTCTCATCAAAGGCGGCATTAAACAAAGCCGATTCAATACCCTTTGGACCACTGCTAGAACCTCCTCTACTTCGCCCTCGCCATACGCCATCTACATTTTTGCCGTTTGCTCCCGTTTTATTATATCGCGACATCATGTTCTCCAATGAAGAAGCAAATGCCTCTTCATTGGCTTTCTTCTGATCTTGAAGTATCGATTGCTCTTCCTTTAAAGCATTCAAATGTGCTTCGTCGAAATTCATTCGTTCGCGGGCACTATCTCTAAGTAGCCTAGCGGTTTCAAGATGTACGGCATATGTTTTTATAGCATTTAGGTAAGCCTCTCTTTCAGCGGCTATCTGAGCCGTAACCTCCGCTTCGCCTATTTCATATATCTTAGTAATAATAGAAAGGACTGCCATATAGCCGCTAGCCATAGCCTCAGTGCTCATCTCATTAGCCTCTGCTGTGCTTATTGTTCCTGCCTTTAATTGCTGTTGTATATCGCCAATCTTTGCATACGACGATGCCATTTGCGATACATTCTGCGTTAAATCCGCTATCCCGCTATCCTTCCCGGTTATAGAAACGAAGGTAGAGGCGAAGTTGTTAACCGTTTCCATAGCGCGCTGCATAGCTGCTTCGCGCTGGTCGAGTAGCTGCAAAACGGTGTCGGTTAAGTCGCGCTCGAGCTCTTTTTTCTTTTCTGCGCTAAACTCTTCCTCGGCTAATGCCTTCTGTATATCAGCTATTCTGGTCTTTAGCTCCTCGTTGCTTAATTCTCGTTTACTGTCGGCTATTCGCTTTGCAATGTCGGTTTCTTCAAATGCAGCATCGGCAATGTCGTCAAGCTCTTTTGCTTTATTCTTTTTCAACAGAGCCAAACGGGCAGCATATTCCTCTTCGCCTATGCTCGTACGGCGCTTTTCGAGCAGCTGCACATCGGCGGTGTATTTCGTCTCAACATCAAGGCGTTGCGAGTTGAAGTCTTGCGTTTTCTTCATCAACTCATCAAAAGCCTCAATCGTTTTTGTTAGCTCTTCGTTAGTAGCCTTAACCTTTTCTTCGTTTAAAAACCCGAGTTTTTGCTTGTCGTTTTCGCTCTCTTTACCGTTAAGTTTTGCAATCTCTTCATTCAGATACTTAATGTAATCGGTTAAATCGGCTGAGCTTTCCTTTGTTAGTTTTACTTCATCTTTAAAGGCGTCAAATGGCTTCTTTATCTGATCTACATCGGCAAGCGCCGACTTAAGCGTAAACGTCTGTTCTTTATTGTTTTTACCGCTGTTAATTTCTTTGAGCAGGTATTCGCGGTAGCTTTTGCCACCTGCAACGAGCTTGGCAAACTGCGCATTAGCCGACTCTTCGCCCATACTCGATACCCATTTGTAATACAGCTCGTATTGTTTTTTACGTTCCTCAAGAGCTTTAGCAAAAGCATCTTTATCGACTTCGGGTTTGTCGGTGCCGTTTCCGCCACCATTACCTCCTGCTTTACCTGTCTCTAAAATCTTTTGAAACGACGATGCTTGACTTTGAAGCTTAGCAAGCTCGGGGTCGAGGTTTGCCTTACTCTTTACAGCTTTCTCAAACGAGTCCTTAAAAGCCCAAAAATCAGACGTACCCTTTAGGTACTTGTTGTAAATATCTAAAGAGCCTTGCATCACGCTTTTATCCATATTCCCGGTGGGGTTCTTGGCTGCTTTGTCTATTGCATCCTGAAAAGCGCTTGTTATTTCGCCTGCACGGTCGGTACCGTATTTTTGCGTAAATTCATTAATATAATCGTCCATCGCCTTGTTAAAGGTCGAGGTGTAATCGTCCAATATTTTGTCTAACTGTGTTTTCACAGCCTTAGCGCCCGCGTCAGCCATCATGGCTTGCGTAACGCGCTTTTGAGCAGCTTCAATATCGTTTAAGCTGCTTTTTTCGGTTAACAGGTTGCCGAGATAGTCGCTATACCTGTCGTTTATAATCTTAATAGCATCGGCGCGCTCTTTTGTCCCGGCAGCTGCTTTTTTAGCAGTCTCAAAAATGCTGGCAACCTTTACCGACTCGTCGGCCATCGCTTTGTTAATTGCTTCCTGCCCTTCGCTTGCGCGTTTGCTGTGTCGTTCCCATGCTACGTAAGCGCCTATAAGAGCCGTTACGCCAACAAGCACCATACCTGCAGGCGAAGCCTTTTGTGCAAGGTTGAGTAATTCTTGCGCCACGGCGGTTTGTTTCAGGGCAGTAGCTAAGCTTCCGGCTGCATTTACTTCGTTCATAATAGCCACAACCATAGTGGCAGCTTTATAAGCGCCATAAGTAGCCACTACAACACCAATGATATCAGCAACCTCGCGCCAATGGGCAACCAACGAACCTGTACCGCCAATAACGTCGCCAATTAAGCCTTCGTTGTCCTTTCCCATATCATTCATGGCTTGGAACCAGGCATCTTTTAAATTCGATAATTGTCCGGTTATCGACTTGGAGTTTTTCTCCATTAACCCGCCAAACATACCCGTCGAACTGGTCATGCTCTCAAATGCCTTTTGAAGCTGCGGAAAGCCTACCTTACCAGCTTCTACCATCTTCATAAGCTGTGCGTTGCTTACATTGAACTGTTTAGCGAGTTCTGCAATAATTGGAATACCACGCCCGGCAAATTGCATGATATCCTTTGTGAATAACCTTCCTTGTGTCTTTGATGTTCCGTAGAGGTAAACCAAATCGCTCAGCGGCGTGCTGGTACCGCTCGCCACGTCGCCCAGCATGGTAAGGGTTTTTATTACATCTTTTTGGGCAAACTGGTAAGCAATAAGCGACTTGGTACCTGTACCAACTTCTTGTAAAGTAAATGGTGTATGAGCAGCAAGGGAAACCGAATCGGCTATAAGCTGGTCGCTCTTGGTTTTGCTCTTTAACATCGCTTCGAGCGAAATGCTTAACTGTTGCATCTCGCCGCGTGCGTTGGCTATATTGCCGGCAAACGAAGTAAGCTGTTGAGCGGTAAGATATGCGGCCAACATTTTGCCCATGTCCTGAAACGCCGAACCTGTTGTTTTTGCGCCTTGCTGGGCTGTTGTGCCAATGCTCGATATCTGTGCCTTCAACTGCGCAATCGCAGCTTCGACATTGAAATCTTTCATTGCAAATTCTATGTCAACTGGTCCTATACTTGTTGCGCTCATTACTTACTGTATTTATTCATATATCTTTCGATATCCTCTTCTGTCTCCAATTCTTTTGCTTTTACCTCGCCTCGTACATAGCGAGGTGCATCGGCCAGCATCATTTGTATGTTTAGCCAGCTCGTGCCCCACATGATGTAGTGCATCGTCCAGCCTGTTGCTTGCGCTATGCTCCAAATTGTGCCCCAGGGACTATGGAGGCCTTCGGTGCGGCCTGTTAACTTCCCTGAGTTTCCTGACTCACATTCCTCGGTGTCATCGTCGTCTCCGCCGCTTGACGTGTCAATGTGATAGCACTCGTAAAACCTGTTGGACTATTAAGCAAATGCACAAAAACGAGGGCGCTAACGACGTCGTTCATATTACCGTGTGTTCTGATGTACCATGCCAAAGGGCGGGTAAATATTGGCATAAGCCACCAACTGTCTATTGCAACAAAGGCGACAATGCGCGATACCAACACACCGTATTTAGCCAGCAACTTGCGAGCTTCGTCAACGTCACCATTGGCCAGCTTATCAAAGTCAATCTCTATGCTCAACATCTTTGATGCGAGCTTTATTTGTGTGCCGTAGCGGGTAGCTCTAAGAATTATCGGAAGTGTTTTTAATCCGAAAATCCTTAAAAAAAGGGGTGAGGATATACTCACCCTAACCCCTTTATCTATTAATCGATCTGCAGCTGCTTGCTGCGTTACATTTATGTCCATTAAGCAACTACTTTAGAGATACTTAACGACTTAGCAGTCGAGAGGGTTGGTGTCATCACAGTAGCAACGATATCAATCTGTGCCACGCCCTTTTTCGAAAACTTAGCGTTGATTTTTGCTTTAATACGAGCACGAACGATCTCGTATTTCACATTCGATTTTGAAATAATCTCAATCGATTTTTCGATCACTTCGAGCGACGAAGGTGCGCTCCATACAGATGCTTCACCAACTCCGGTAACCGTACCGCCAAGTACTTTCTCTAAAGTGGCAGGTGTATAATCGATAATCGAAAACTTTAAGGTTGTTTTGCCTTTTTCTTCGATAATTTCTTCCGGATCGTCGTTTTCTTCGCTATTTATGTCTGTTGTGGCGCCATCTTCTTGAACTAACTCAGCCGAGTCGGCTAAGGTTACCCCCAAAGCGGCCAAGGTTGTACCCATGCCTCCGGTCGCATCAACGTCGCCAATTTTCAGGCTCTGAAGCCCTATACTTCTTTTTTCCATACCTTATTTTTTTGATGGGTTAGCTACTTTAAGAGCCTCTAGCTCTTGTTTACATGCTGCAAGCTCTTTATCGCGAGCGTCTAACATTTCCTGCAACGCTTCAAGCTTTTCGAGAAACTCTTCTTTAAGCGCAATAAGAGACTCTTCGCTTTCGAACAGTTTTGCCTTGGTAGCGTCATGTAGTTCAATTTCTTCGCGAAGCGCTACTTCTGCCTTCTCTAACTCTTCGGCATCGGCCGCAAGAGCGTTACCATTTCGACTATGCTTCGTGTATGGCTCTCCTGTACGCTGTGCGTGATTATGAGCGTCGGCTTCGTTAAAAAATACCTGACCATCGACGGTCGCGAAGAGCGCTTCTTGCTCTTTATTTGCCTCAAACAAAGATTTGAGGCGGGCTTTTAAATCTTCCATCGTAATTCGTAATTATCAATTCGTAATTATTTGATCTTCCACATGTAACTTCCTTGCACGCCATTAGTATATACCGATAGCGTAAAGGCATCACGTTTTCGTACATAAACTACACCTGCTCCAATTCCAATTCGTCCGCCAATTACGTTACCCGAAACGCCAGCCAACCATTGCGGCGAGGGTTCTACTACCGTTGTGGTATAGGTTATTGCTTGAGGTCGTAGGTTTTGAAGCCATACTTTACGTTCCACAATTCGGTTGCGGCTTACGGTTTCGTTGAGTATGGCAAGCATCGAACTGTCGCGTATAGTGTCGTTATAAACTACTCGCTCTAAGTATTTTGCAATTATAGCGGCTGTATCTACGACCATGTTGTTGGTATCAACGATATGGTCGATAAAAACAGGTACCGGAACTTTTACCTGAACCACATACGGAACTGAGTCGCCCGGTACGGTTATGGTTTGCGTTACCGTTTTTTCTGCTGTTTTAGGCTCCTGAAATAAAGAAATGACACAAACTGCAACGAGCAGAAACAAGAGGGTAAGGCTTACTACTTTCATTACTTATCAGTTTTAGTAAATTGAGCTACTATAGCGGCTACGCCTCCACAAACAACTACGTATTTTATAAACTGCTCGGGTATGGCTTGCTTAAAGCCGTCGGGCAGACTGTTATAGTAAACTGAGGCGGCCAGCGCCGCGCCCGATACGGAAGCAGCTAAGAGCTGAAGGCGTTTAAAAAACGCAGGGGTTTCGGCTTTAAAGCGTTGTATCAATGTTTTCACGTTGTTCGGATTAGCTGTTTACGGTGTCGTGGACTATAGCTTACGTGTACCCACGCTGGCTGTTTATCGTCGCCAAACTCCCAAATTAATTGATCGAAAGGAAGATATTGTTTGATATAAGCATAAGCCTTCGCCATGTCGGCACACTTAAAGTCCGCCGCCTGACCTAGCAAATGCTGCGAAGTTGCTGCGCCTCCAACTGATTTGTTCAGCGCTTCGCTTCTGTAACCGCTTGTAATTGAGATAATACCTACAGCATCGCGGAGAGGTTGCAATACATTCTCCGCCAACGCCTTTAGGTTATTTATTTCGTTCATGCTTGGTTTATTGGCTATCTTTTGTTTTGTCGCATCCGCAGAGCGGGTAAGCTCTTCGAGCGAAAAATTATTTGTCAACTGCATGGCTTTGCGCTTTTCTAAATTGTTTTAACTCATTGTCTAGCTTCCTATTGAGCTTAGACAACGTTTCTACTTCCTCTCGTAGTTTTGCTATCTCGGCGCGCGATTTTGCTATTTCTTCGCGCGCTAGACTAAGCTCTGTTTGTACTTCCTCTAAAGCTCCTTTGTAGATATCGATGAGCTTTTGCGCACATTCGAGTTCTATAAGTTTTGTTTCGGCACGCGTTTTTTTTCGCGTAAGAAACCAGCTTACCACAGCCGCTAAGATGGGTAGTACAACAAGTGCTATATCCTTATACATGAGTAGGTGAGAGATTAAAAGGAGTTTTTGATAGGGTTGCCGTTAAGCAACCCTATATTTTAGGATACGATAGCCTGACGAATAACAACCAAGCCCTTGCCATCTGTGCGACTACGTGAGCCACCAGCTCTTACAAGGAACGAATAGATGTCACCGTAAAAGGTTGGGTCGCCAATATTTTCAAAAGCGATAACATCACCTAACGCACGCTCTACCGATTGTGCATACCAGCAAACAATAGCTTCGCAGTCTGTTGCTGCTCCGGCAGCATTTACAGCGGCCAAGGTTGTGCCTGTATAAATTGCGCCGCTCGAGCGTTCCATTATATTGAAGCCTTGCACTTTCGCTATAATTCCGTTGCGACGTTCTTCCTCACTCACCAATCCCATATAGGTTGCTGTAACAACCGAGTCGGCAGGAAACAATTGCGGCACCATATTCGAAGGAATAAGTGCATACATCTGTCCATCAACCCAACGACCTTGTGCGTGCAACGCGGTTCTTGCTGTTTGTAAGTCGGTAATTAAAGCAGCTTTACGTGTTCCTGTTGCTCCAGGGGCGGTTGCCGTAACAGCTGCACCTGTTGTTGGAATAATAAACGAGGTGTTTATGCCAAAAAGCCAGTTGTAAAGCATCTCTTTGGCTACGCGAAGGTTGAGATTTAACTTTTCTTCCATCAAAATGGAATTACGCTTGTCGTATGTCAACTCAACGGTATCGGCATTCGAGATTCTAATTGGGTCTGTTGTGTATTCGGCTATCGAGTAATCGTTAATGGTATCTGTTCGTGTTCCAATAGATGCAGGAAAAGACGATCTATTTTTCACTACGTTACCCGGTGCGCCTGCCTGTGGCTTGTGTACCACGGTACCAACAACGTACTCGCTCGCGTCAACAGACTTCGACATAAATGAGTCATCGGGGAAAATAGATCCGGCAATGTCGCTAGTCCAAATCTCCTTTTGAATAGCCATTCCGAATGCGCCAAGAGGTAAAAACTGAGCCGGAATAAAGGCTAGCCCAATTAATCCGCAAATAAACGGTAAAGGATTAAATCCGAGCGCAAAACCGAACACGGTTCCGAACATTACTGCCATAAACAAAACGGATGGCAGCTTCCGTAAACTGATATGCTTTTTCATCTCTTTAAATGTTTTTGAAATGGTGGTTAAATACTATTTAAGCGTTTGGTTTTGTACCAAACTTAGCCTCGAATTTTTCGGCATACAGCTCCGGATATTCGGCTTTAAGCTTCACAAGCTTGTTTCCTTTGTCAAGCTGTTCCCAGCTCATGTCGGCAAGCTTAGCGTACTCTTTTTCTTTTTTGTCTTTGCCTTCCTCTAGCTTACCCGCAACCGGAGTATGAGGTTTTGCTGCCAACAAAATGGTTTTCGCGTTTTCGGGCGAAACTTCAAAGAGCTGTATATAAGCCTCTTTTTGCGCAGCATCAATGCGCCCGTCCTTAATCGCAGCATCAACCAAGGCAACGCCTTCCTCTTTTTTCTTTTTTTGGTCGGCTTCCTTTAGTGTCTTAATCTCACCTTCGAGAGAGGTCACTTTCTCCGATAGCGTTACTTTTTCGCTTTTCAAAGCGGTGTTTTCACTAACAAGGTTGCGTACTTTTTCTTCGCCTAACTCTTCGTTTTCATTGTCGGTAAGGCCAATGAGTGCCCAGAATGATTTTCTCATCTTTTGTTCATTTTTTTGTTCAACTTTTAGCTTTTGAATTGGAGGCTCTTTTCCGTCCGATAATTGAATTAACTTATCGTCTTCATCATAAAGGGCAAGAGCATTATCGTTTCCTCCTATATCTACAATACTGGCTTCTTTCATTTTCCACTTCGTAACCGTCTCTCTGGTTTGACCTGGCTTTAACCATTTCTTTTCGCTGCTAGTTTCGAGAGGTTGAGCACCGACAGAAGCCATTTTATAAGTTTTGGATACTACTTTTTGAGCTATCAACTGACTAAACTCGTCAGGGTCAAAATATGGTTTACCATAAATCTTACCATCTGCACGCCTTAATTCAACCCAGTGTCCAAGCGGCAAAATAGCCTCCTTGCTATCCGCCCATGTGGCGCGACGGTGCATAAACAACATGATTGGATTTTTTTCAAATTGAGAAAGGTCGCCGCCTTCGGTAGATAACCAAAACCCGTAGCAGTTAATCGACTCATCGTGCAGAACAAATTCTATATCAACTTTAGTAATCAAATCCATGTCGTGTTACTTTTTGACACAAAGACACGCCTCAAAAAACCGCTTTACAAGCTCTTGCGCAAGCTTCGCACGCATTAGTGCAACGCTTTTACTACCAGCCGTTAACACACCTTCTTTGTCTCCACTTTTGCAGCAAAAAAGAGATGAAAAACGCGGACAAAAAAGAATGGGCGAAACTGCTCTTCACAAAAGAAAACCTGACGCAAAAAGAAATAGCGGCCAAGGTTGGCGTCAGCGTGCAAACCATTTGTAAATGGGTTAAAGACGAAGGCTGGGAACGTCTGAAAACGTCTATCATAATGACGAAAGAAGAGGAACTCCGCCGACTTTACGAGCAGTTAAGTGAATTAAACAAGTATATAAAAGAGGTAGGCAACCCTATTGTTGATACAAAAAAGACAAAAGAAGCCCAAGAGACGGTATATACTTATGTGAAATATGCAACTGCCGCGCAATCCGATACTATTGCTAAACTATCGGCGGCTATCCGCAACCTCGAAACCGATATATCGCTAGCCGATACCATTACCGTTGCTCAAAAGTTTATCAACTTTTTGCGTCCTATCGACCTCGACAAGGCTAAAGAGGCAACCGCGCTATTTGATGCGTTTATTAAAGACTCAGCAAAAAAAGCTTAGCTATGAAACAGATAGATAGACAAGCGTTGCGAGAATGGGATGAGTTACGGGACTCTATTTTAACGAGCACAACCGTTGACTACAACGAAACAGCGGCCGAGAAACTTAAACGTATTGCATACCTCGAAACTCACGACGAAGAGTGGTTTAAGTACTACTTTCCCAACTACGCCACCGCCGAGCCAGCCGATTTTCACAAAAAGGCAACTAAAAGAGTATTAAACAATCCTGAATGGTACGAGGTTCGTGCATGGAGTCGTGAGCTGGCAAAAAGCACGCGCACCATGATGGAGGTGCTTTTCCTTACCCTTACTAAGCAGAAGCGAAATGTAATACTTGTAAGTGACTCAGCCGACAATGCAGAGCGGCTTATTACGCCGTATAAGATTAACCTAGAGGCTAACCAACGCATTATAAATGACTATGGGATACAAGAAAATTTGGGTCACTGGGAGGCTCGCGAATTTATCACGCGTAAAGGTGCAGCGTTTCGTGCGCTCGGTGCCGGACAGTCACCTCGCGGAACGCGAAACGAAGCAATACGTCCCGATGTACTCCTTATTGATGACTTCGATACCGATGAAGATTGCCGTAACCCCGAAATCATTAAGAAAAAATGGAACTGGCTTGAGCAGGCGTTAATCCCTACGCGATCTATTTCGGTTCCCTTGCTAGTCATTTTCTGTGGTAACATAATAGCAAAAGATTGCGGCATTACGCGTGCTATTAAAATGGCCGACCATTCCGACATTATCAACATTCGCGATAAAAACGGCGTGTCCAGTTGGCTAAACAAAAACACCGAAGCGCACATCGACCGTGTGCTTTCGAAAATAAGTTGGGCATCGGCGCAAAAAGAATACTTCAACAACCCGGTTAGCGAGGGTTCTACTTTCAAAGATATTACGTGGGGTAAAGTTCCTCCTCTTCATAAGTTCCGTTTTCTCGTTGCCTATGGCGACCCGGCACCAAGTAACAAAGAGGCAAAAGGAAAAACAGGTGCGTGCTATAAAACTATCGTGCTGTTAGGCGGTTACGAGGGAAAACTTTATATCGTTAACTGCTACTTACAACACGTAAAAAACGCCGAGTATGTTGGCTGGTACTACGACCTCGAGGAGTATGTTAAGCATAAAACGCAGGTGTATAACTATATCGAAAACAACAGCCTTCAGGATCCTTTTTTCGAGCAGGTATTCATGCCGCTTTTCGCGCAGCTTGGTCGCGACAAAGGGCATTACATCAACATTACACCCGACACGCGCAAAAAGCCCGATAAGTTCGCGCGTATTGAAGGAAACCTCGAACCACTCAACCGCCAGGGTCGATTAATACTTAACGAGGCCGAAAAGGACAACCCGCACATGCTTCGCCTCGAAGAGCAGTTTAAAGCCATTGAGCCAACACTCAGCGCGCTTTGTGACGGTGTCGATGCTGTAGAGGGCGGCTGGTTTATTGTCAACAACAAACTCTCTGCTGTTGCCGATAGTATAGTCGTTGGCGTTCGCCACGTAAACAATAAACGCATGTAACTATGTCATACTTAACCATAACAGACCTTAACACTCACCTCTACAACGAGTCGGTCGAAACCATTACACGTGGCGACACGGTTATAGCCGAAAGCGCTATTGATACCGCCATACAGGAAGCCAAAGGCTATCTGTCTCGTTTTGATGTTGCCGCCATTTTTGCCACCGAAGGAACCGCACGCAACAACCTGCTATTAACCTTCATTAAAGACATAGCAGTCTATCACTTAATGAGCTTGGCAAATGCGGGATTTGATTACGAAAAACGCAAAGAGCGCTACGAGCGGGCATGTGCGTGGCTCAAAATGGTTATGCGTGGCGAGATAACGCCCGATTTACCAGCAGCGCCAATAGATACAGCGCCAAAGCCTATCATAACCTACGGCAGCAACCCCAAGCGCGAGCAGCATTTCTAACCCCGTAATTCGTAATTGTTAATTCGTAATTCAAAACAGCATGGCCAAAAACACTATAGGTTTCAAGCAAACCGCCTCCGCTCCGCAAGTTGTCGTTAATCAACTTATTATTAAAGCACCTCGTCGTGAGATATTAACCGTTGGCAAGATCACAGCCGCGCTTCGCGCTGCCGATATGGGTAAGCGCACCGCCTTGTACGACATTTACGAGGAGTGTCTGCGCGACAACGTATTGTCCGAATCTATCGCCAAGCGTGTACGTGCCATTACCAACGCAAACCTTACTTTTCAGGTCGACGGGCAGCCTGTTCCTGAAATGGATGACTTGATGCAAACCTCTGCTTTTGAGGATTTGTTGAAAGAAGCTTTTCTTGCTAAGTTTTGGGGCAAAACAGTGCTTGAGCTAAGTTTTACAAACGGCTTTGGGGTGTACAATATACCGCGCAAGCACTTGCGGACAAAAACAAAAACCATTGCTTTAGACCAAAACAACGAGGGTACAGTATCGTACCTAGACAACGACTTTTTTATAGAAGTCGGTAAGGACAACGATTTTGGGTTGCTGCTCAATCTTATTCCGTTTGTTATCTACAAGCGTGGCGGGTTTGGCGACTATGCGCAATATGTTGAGCTCTTTGGCATGCCCCAACGTATTGGCAAATACAACGCCTACGACAACGAGTCGCGCAAAGTCCTCGAAGAGGCTATGGAGAAAATGGGTTCAGCTCCCTACTTAGTTGTACCAAAAGAAACCGACATAGAAACGGCTAAGACAGAAGGTAAAACTGGCGGCACGGTTTATACGGAATTTCGCGAAGCGTGTAACGAAGAAATGCTTATCGGTGTCCTTGGTCAAACAATGACAACACTAAACGGCAGCTCGCGCAGCCAGTCCGAAACGCACATGGAGGTTGAGGCCGACATGCACGCCGACGATCAGAAGTTTATTGCTCGCTTGCTTAACGAGCAACTTACATGGCGTCTCGAAAAACGTGGTTTCCCTGTTGCGGGCGGTAAATGGCTATTCCCTGAAAAGGGCGAAAACATTAGTCTTAAAGACCGTATAAACATTGATGTTGAAGTAAATAAAAAAGTACCTATTCCAAAAAAATATTGGTATCAAACCTATGGGATCCCCGAGCCGCAAAAGGGCGAAGAAACAACTAGCGAGAGTCAACCCGCGAAGGAACCTACGCCGCCAACCCCGCCAGCGGATAAAAAAAAGGTTGAGAAAAAGCAAACAACGCTTTCTGACGACCTTAACCTATTTGAGCGCCTTTTTAGTTTTTTCGTCTCAGCCCCGGCAAAACAACCGACCGGGGCGAAGATATCGAGTGGCGTAATCCGCACGAATAGTATAGCGTTATCGGACATACCAACATTCGATTATACGGCGCTATTAGTTCGTGTTGCTGCAGCTCAAAAAGCTGGCCAACCATTACGCTACGATGATGAACTAGCAAACTTCACCGCCGGGCAACTGGTTAAAGCTTTTCGCGCAGGTTGGCATGTAAATAAGAATATCAAACTTATCGATCCCGAGCTTTCCTATCATTTGCAAAATGATATGGTGCAAACGGCTATGGAGCAGAATATCTTCTACTTTTCGGCCGCAAAAGATGCCGCACAACTTAGTGAGCTCAACCGTTTATTCCGCGAAAGCAAAGGTTTTTCGGACTTCTTTAACAGCGCGCAAAAGCTTAACGACACATTTAACAAAACGTATCTGCAGACCGAATACGATACAGCTTATTTGACTGCCGAAAGCTCCGCTACATACTACCGTCTTAAGTCTCAAATACAAACATTCCCTTTCTGGCAGTACATGACTGTCAACGACGGACATGTGCGTGCCGAACACGCCGCTTTGCACGGAATTATTTTACCAGCCAACGACAAACGCTGGTCTAAAATTTACCCGCCAAACGGATGGAATTGCAGGTGTTATATTATACCGCTTACGCGAGCTGAAGCCACGGCCGAGCAGTTAGCTAAGAGTCGAATTTTAGCCGACGACTTCCTGAGCTCTGGCGAGTTTAAAACAGCTACAAAAAGCGGCTTCGGGGTTAACCGCGCCGAGCTTAAGCAGGTATTTACCGCTAACCAGCAGTATGTTGATAAAGCTACAGGTAAGAAGCTGTTTAACTTCAATTTTGCCGATTTCGGCTTAAAAGAAATGGGTAAGATAATGAGCAGCACAAACAACACCTTACAGCTGTTTAAAGGCGACGCGGGCGGCTGGTACTCCGCATTGAGTAAGATAGATGCGAACCCGGTGCTCACCGACTATGCAGGGCGAAACTTAGTCTTTGAAAAGAAAGCTTTCAACGACCATATTTCGAAAGCCGGACGTACTGAGATTCTTACAGGAGTACCCGATACGGTTCAATATCCGGACGAGGTTTGGTTGAACAGCCATAAAAACAAAGAGATTGCCGACAACTATTTGTTTGTTAAATACTATCAGAACAAAACGGTTGTTGTTTCTGCTCGCATAGCGGCTGATAAATATACGGTTGAAACATGGTTCGAATTGGCGCCAAACGCCGAAACGCTGGTAAGGCGTGGAATAAGAGTAAAATAATAAAGCCTTGCGTTCGGCAAGGCTTTATCAGTAGGCTAATCTTGTTTTTGCTCAGGCATTGCGCCATACTGTCCGACGTCCCCATCACCTACTAGGGCTGACCTTTCAAACTTAAAAGCTACTCACAAAACTGTATATCAAAAGTATATCATTTTATTCGTAATTCGTAATTTTTAATTCGTAATTATTTACAAATGACACCCGAACAAGCTTTTAAACAACTCGATAACCTACGCGCAAACCTAAAAAAGCAGGCGGCGCAAGTGGTAGCTGAAAAAGCTGTAGCCTATTACAAGCTTTCGTTTACACGCAAAAGCTGGGACGGACAGCCGTGGCAGGCTGTAAAAAATGAACCTAAACGCGGCTCTCTTATGGTGCGCTCCGGTAAGTTAATGGCTTCGATACGTCCTATACTGGTCACAATTGAAAAGATACGCATTCGCGCAGGCTCTCCGCAGGTGCCGTATGCACAAATACACCAGGAGGGCGGCACCATTAACCATCCCGGAGGAACGCCTTATTTCTTCGACAAAAAGAAAAACAAAGCTATTTTTGTCTCCAAAAAAAACGGAGCAAATCTACCTGTTACCAGACCACACAAAATACCAATGCCACGCCGCCAATACATGGGTATAGGCTCGGCTTTCGCGGCTTATATACTAGCAGCATTACGTAACATTAAACTCATAAAATAATGAAAGAAATCTTCCTCGCTATTTGCGACCGCTTAAAAACCGAAGTACCAGCCCTTAAGTGGATCGACTTCGACCTTGGGCAGCTCGATTTTTTCGAACAACCGCCCGTTGTATTCCCCTGCGCGCTGATAAAGATTATTTACCCAAACTGCGACGACCTTTCTGTAACTACACAACAGGTAGATGTTGCCATTACCGTGCGCATAGCCTTTAACCCCCTTGGCGAAACTAACTTTGCCGCGCCCGACGCTGTGCGTAACCGTGCGTTGTCTATCTTTGATACAAACGAAGCTATACACACAGCCTTGCAAGGGTTCGAAACTGATTCTTTTTCGTGCTTATCTCGAAAGTCATTTACCGAAGAGCCCCGCGAAGACGGTCTAAAGGTTTTTGTTTACAACTGCGAATCGACCTTTGAAGAATAAAAAAAGCCCGGCATAACGCTGGGCTTTTTTATTCTCTATTCTTGGTTATTAGCGGCAATCGAAAAGGAGCTACGGACAATATCGTCTAAGTTAACATAAGGATCAAACGAGTCCTTTTCCTCACTCCAAACGGCGTCAATAATATCTACACCAGCCCACATACGCCTGTTTTCAATACCATCTATGTTCCATACATATCGGCGAACTTCTAGTGTGTATGTATATCCATTTACGTAAGTATTTACCATTTTATCAGACTTTTAAATACTGTTTAAACGCTATTTCTTCATTGCGTAATACTCGTTTATGCTTTTAGTTGGGTTCTGCTTTTTCCATTCATCAAAAGCTGTATTGTCTCTTTCTTTATGCTGTTGCAATTGAGAGGAGAGTACACTTTGCTCTAGCAGCATATCTAGCCTTGCCATGATGCCCGAAAGGGCAAAAAACACTAAAGAAAACGACAAAGAGGAGAACCCTGCTACTAAGAAGGATACCGCATTTATTTTATCAGAACCATACCCGTCAAACATTACAAAACCCGAAATTATTGAAATAATGCTTGAAAGCAAAAATATCCATGCAACGGCACTTAGAGTTACTTGTAAGTTGTTTTTTTTCATCGTTTTTTTCGTTAAATATAAGAAATAATTAAAACGCTTTATCTCTTATTTCGTTTATTGGTGTATTACCGCCAATTTAACTGACGGCATCTGAAAATACTTTTTTACAAATTGATTTTAGATTTTCAGTTGAAAGATTTTTGAATCTACCATACTCATTAGATACAGCAAATCTCGCATGGATACCGCTAAAACAAGTAATGAAATACTCTACGGCATCGAGTGTTTTCTTCGCTTCATCGGGAGTAATTAAGCCTAAATCAATTGCTTCTATTTGCATCATCAAAAATCTTTGTGCATAAGGTTCAATAAATTCAGACGGTATTTCAGGTAAATTTTTTGCATAAGTGACTTGAGTTCCCATGTAATTAATTTTTAGATTATTAATAATAAACTGGCGGTAACACGCAATATAAAAAATTGGCTATAAATGTTTTGTGCAACTTGAAAGGTCGGTACAAGCCAACTTTTCATATTACCACCGTTATAACCCATTTTGCCACCGCACCCAAAAACGCATTAGCCGAATTAACCCAGCTATTTTTTTGGCGTATCGCTTGCCAGTATAGGTTGATTTTATTTGAGTTCGCGATTTATCAGCAGTGAGTAATCGGCTCACATTTGACCAGTTTATTAAATCGAGTTCATTCATATTAATCTTCAATTTCAAAGATGTGAATATCTTCGTTTGAATAAACTAATTTAGCTTCACTGGCATCAAAACTAATTCCGTCACCAAAATAATCTGTTCTTGAATTAGCTTCATTTATTGCATTTTCTAAAGATTCAGATTTTAACTCTATTGCCGATAACCCGTATTTTGCATTAACGTTATCAATAGCAACCCAATAATTAGCATACAATTCGCCAAAATTAAATTCAGAAACTTGTTCTGCATAAATATCAAATCCTGAAATCCAAACTGATTTTGAATCAGTAGCGGACCTTAATAAATCTTGTAATTCATTGTAAGTTCCAATAAAGCCTTCTTGTCCAAAATTCCATGAAGACCAATTCCGTTTGATGTCTTCTTGAATATGATTTGATTTTCTAGATACAAACATTGTCTTTGTTTTTAATTGTCATACAAATATAACTCAATTGAGCATTAAAACCAAATGTTTTATAAAAAAATTACACATTTGAGTATTATTTGTAACGAATGAATAAAACGGGTTATAACACTGTATGTATGTCAGCTTGCCGCAGGCGCAACACAAGCCGCCACACATACCTCAGTTAGTACCCATAGCTCACCGAAACCATATTATAACCGCCAAAAACCTCAACATTGCGCACGCCATCGGTACGCACAGGGTGTACGCATAAATGCTCAACCGATAGCTTTAGCTTGTCTGTTAATCGAAACGAGGCGTTTACAAACCATTCTGCCTGCATCGGTCTAAATGTAAACGAGTTCCAATGTCTCATGTACACATGTTGAGTAAAACCTATTGCAAATCGGCGGTAGCTAGCTTCTGCCCCAATGCGTGCGCGAAAGGTGCCATAATCAACAATGTTATAATTAAGGTCGGCTCCTTGCACCTTTAAAAGGTAAGGCGTCGTAAAAACGTCGAGCGCTATGCGTGGGTTTACCTTTATTTGAGCTGCTGCAGTAGCTTCTACGAGCAACAGCAATATGATTAGTTTTTTCATTACGCTACCATTTTTAAAAGTTCCAATTCTTCCGGTGTTCTGTTTTTCTCCGCTTTCTTACGAATGCGAGCTACCTCGGCGGCCAGCGCAGCGCCTTTGTATCTGGCAGCCTCGGCGACTGCTTTAAGAAGCTCACTTTCTTTTTCTTTTAACTTAGTTTTCAATTCGTCATAGTCACTTTGCAATTCGTCAGAGTCACATCTCAACTCAGTAATAAGGATCATATCTTGCTCGGCGATACGTTCAGCGTCAAGCAACTTACTATTAAGTGACTTTTGCGCCTCGCGGCTTTCGTTAAGGTTACTTTGAAGTTTCTGAAAGTTACCTTTGAGACTTTCGACCTCACTTTGCTTTTCGAGCAGAGCGAGGCGCGTTTTCTCATACTCAGTTTTAAGTAACCTTTGTTCCTCCGCTTCGCCACTGTGCTGGTCGGCGTTAATCAAACCGAGACTATACGTATTTAGCCCGGCGAATACCGAAAGGATAATAGACATTGCAAAGCGTATAGGGTTTGCAAACAAATGGTCGGCATGTTCAAGGTTTAGGCCGCAAAAGGTAAGTAGCATATCGAATAATGGGAAGGCTACCTTCGCCCAGCTTTGCTTACCTAGGCGCATTATCAGAACTGTAACTGAACTGAACGCAATAGCGCCAATTATGCCGAAAATGGTTGCCGATACGTTCTGCGTATTAAACATGTATTCGAGCGAAAGAGTATTGACATATGATAGCTCGGCTACCATAAGTAAAAGCGCAATTCCTACGCCTGTTTTTGATAAAAATCGATCTATCATATTAAAATAGTTGTAATTGTTTGGGGGCTTCGTTAAGCTGTTTTAGTTCCTTTTTGGCGTTAATAGCCAGGTAGGTGTAATACGTGCGGCGACTTATTATATATTGCGGATAGATGTAATTGAGGTACACATATTCTTGCGTTACGCCGTTGTCGGTGTACTGTCTCGTAATAGTCTGTATATCAACTATACGTGTAAGTAGGTTTCTTCGGTTGTAAGCCACGCGCTTGGAGTTTTATTTATTACATTTGTGCCACCACAGCTTATTATGTAATAAAGGGGTTTCGTTTGCGCGGGCTCCTTTTTTTTATGAGTTATCGCTCATCGAGAGCGATAACTCCTTTAGATATTCTATATATCGCAGAAATCCAACAAGATCAAACTCTTCCTTTGATTCAATTTGAATTGTATTTGGTCTTTTTCCTTCAATTCGTAATCCTCGTGGACTTTGATATGCGCGGAGTTCCTGCGTTTCGTTTCCAGTTTTAAATAAAAATATACTTGACATGTTTGCCTTTTTATGAGTTGTCGTCTTCAAAACCATCGAGTAAGAGAGTAAGCTCTCTTTGTTTTTCCCACTCCTGAGTCGTTTTAATTCGCTTGCGTTGTAGCGCATCGCGTTGCTTCTTTATCAGATTGTAGGTTTTACGTTCGTCGCGTGTCATACCTCTACAAATGTGTGATTACCGAGCTTTGTGGCAAGCTGCCATTCTATTTGCGCGCCTCGGCTAAACTCCCAATCCGGAAGCAGATTAATAGCTTCGCACTTAAGCAATAAACCTATACATTCGCGCATAGCGGCGTACCATTGAGCCTCTGTTGTCATGTTATCCCACCCGAGTACTTTTTCTTTAAAATTTATATCCATTGGACTTACGGGCTCGTAGCCCATGGCAAAAAGCTCAATTTTGCGCTTTTCAAACTTCATTTTGCAACGTTCTGTCGGCTCTCCGGTTATCTTTCCGGCTATATATACAGTTGTTCTCATGCTGCTAAAAAGGTTTTAAGGTTCTTATGTTTTTTTAAGCGATCAATGGCCGACTCCTTCAACTGTCGGCAACGTTCGCGCGATAGTCCGACTATCAGCGCCACTTCGTCGAGTGTAATGGCGGGTGCCTCGAGTCCGAAATGCAATACCACAACCTTGTACTGTTGGGCGTTAAGTTTTGATTTTAGGAACTTCACAAGGCTGGCGCGTTCGCTATCAACAAAAGCCTCGTCAAAATCGGGCGTTTCGCCGATAAACTCCTGCAGACTGTTTGTTTCGTTTTCGCCAACCGGAAGGTCAAAGCTTACAATCGTCGAAACGCGTTCGGCGTCAATTAAGCCGTTAGTTCGTAATTCCAGTTCCTCGGCTGCCTGTCTTATGTTGAGATTGCGACCATTTAGACTCATTTCGCGTCGCATGTGCGCAACTGCTTTGTTTTGAGTCATTAACACGTTTTGCGGAATCCTTATCGTTCTGCTTTCGTTCCTGCAGTGTTCGAGTATCGATTGACGTATCCACCAAACGGCGCAAGAAATAAGCTTAAACCCGCGTGTATGGTCGAACCTGTCAACTGCCTTTATAAGTCCGCAATTGCCTGCTTCAATAATGTCTAACAAGCTGTTACCTTTGCCTTCGTATTGCTTTGCACACGATACAACAAAGCGGAGGTTTGCATTTATAAGCATCTCGCGAGCTTGTTCGTCTCCGGCATCCTTGCGGATTGCAAGGGCTATTTCTTCCTCGGTTGTAAGTAGCGGAATACGCGCTATATCGTTGAGGTATTTCTCAACGCCTTCGGTGCGTCGGGTTATGCTTTTGTTAATTTTTAATTGTCTCATAACGTTGTTTTTTGGTTGGCGGTTGTGCACTCCCGCCGTTTTAGTAAGTCATATATGAGTAGTTCCCGCTGGCGAATCCGATTCGCGCATCGCGCTGTGCAGCGGGTTTGTTTTTTTAGTTTACATCCGTGTATTTCAATGCTACTCTTCTCATTCTGCCGTTCTCGTCAGCTACATCAACATAGTATAGGCGGTTGCCCGGTTCGGTTCTAATAGCTTTGTCGAACAGGTCAACAGCTTCAACAAACAGCTCCCAGCCTTCAACCTTGCTACGTTCGGCAGTAGCTTTTTGCGAGCGTAGCTCATTGACAGAGGTTTGGTCTATCTCTCCGTTGCTTTTGTAGAGTAGAGAGTTAATCATCTCGCGCAAAAAGGCAAACTTTGCCGAGTCTTTTTCGTCTTTATCAAAGAGTTGGAAAAACTCTTCGAACTTGGCTTTAACGATAGAAACATAGGTTTTATCGAACTTTAATCGGGTTGTTGTGATAAGCTTAACCGACACCGTTTTATCGAAAGCTGAGAAAGTAAGCGACTCCGGTGTCGGGATTCTTTTTAGCTCTTTAATACCCGCGTCTTTTAGTTTTACCGAAAACACTTCCATTTGTGCAGCATCAATAGCACTGTTAAGCTCCTGTAGCGCCTTTTCGGCCTTTAGCGCCAACGCGCTAACGCGCTGCGCGTGCTTTTCTTCAACCTTCATTACCGGATTAATAGCAAAGCCGGGTACTACCTTGCCCTCTGCTGTAATCCACTGTTTACCTGTTTGTTTCATGTTTTATTTTGCTTTTAAAATTTAACACTTCAGTTATTTCGTCTCTCAAATCGCGTAGCGTAGTTATTTTGCTTTGTACCCTACTAAATGAGCCGTCGCCCACTATTTGTATGCTTTGATATCGCTCTATACGAGCATCTATAATGCTCAGTACCTTTGCTATTATTCGTTTTTTGAACATGGTTTTAATTCTTTTGCTATTATTGAAACAACGGTTGTTTTTGTTACCGAAACCAGCCCGGTACCGCCACATAGTTGGCAGGTTTTCCAGTCGCCCTTTTCTTCGCCGGTATGTGGGTTTCGGTCTGTTACCCTCCAAACTCGCCCCTCAGCTTTGCAAGCCCCGCAGAGGTCGGTGTAGGTCGATTGGAATCTTTCTATTTTAGGGTCTGGCATTAGCTGAGGTATTAGGAGTGTCAAATAAATCGGCCATTCCGCTTGTTTTTGCTACAATGGCATTGCATTTTCCTCTTAACTTCTTTTCAAGCCTTATGCTCAACTGCAATGTTTTGTAATCCTTTGTTTTGAAAAATTGCTGCTGTGTGTCTAGCAGCTCCAGCACGTCTTTAGCTAAGTCCGTTGTTGTCATTTACTTTTGCTTTTATTGTTTCACAAACCTTTACATATTCCTCTCTGTTAACCTTCCAGAATGGGTGGCTCTCATCGTGCCAGCGAAACCACGTTTCGAGGTCTGCTTTTTTTTGCTCGTAGTTGATTGTTGTCATTAGTTTAGTGTTGTTAATCCGACTATAAGCTCAGAGGTTACGAAATCGATTTTATGTATCGCTTTTTGCTTTTTTAGAAAGGTGAAGTATAAATCCTGTAAGCGGCTGTCGGGTATTTGGTTAAAGTGCTTATAACTTGTACACTGGCACGCTATGCCTTTAATGTAATCGGCGTTCGATTCTTTATTAATCGCTTCCAAAAACCCGCCAATTGCCGCCATCACGCGTTTGCGCCACATATCGGTTTCTTTTTCTTCCTTCGTCTGTATCTTAACCTGCTTTTTGTTTTCGAGCAGGTTAATGGCTTCGTTTAGCTGGTCGATGCTCATCTCTAGCGAGCTTTCAACGCCAAACTCAAAAAGGAAGCAGTAATACGTGTCGTCATCCATGCCTGCTGCCGACTTAGCTATATGTAGCCTCTTTATTAGCGATTTGTGGTAGGCTATCTGTTTATCAGTTAAGGTTGTTCGTTTCAT